GGGTACGCATGATAAGGCAGCATGCCTTGAGACATAGAAGAAATATGAATAGTAAAGACATGGTCAGGATAGACGTGCCTTCTATAAAAGCACATTTCTTCGTTAAAGATAACCAAGCAAAAGTCAATACATTAATTGAAAAAATAAAACGTCAGTATGGATACAACATTAAAATCACAATCTTCAAACAACAATGACTTCACAGTAGAAGTCTCTAAGTTGTTGTCAGACCTGATAAGGCAGATGGTCGAGTATGTCAACGCACCTAAGGACAGCACCAGCTTATGTGTTCTCTATGCAGATATACTCTGTAACCCCGAGGTGGCTAAGATCGCTGATATGGCTTTCTATGACTCTTATGCATACTTCGAGATGAAAATATATTCACGCAACATCACGGAGATAATAGGTTCTGATAAGCTTAAGGAATCTTTTCCTGTGCTGTCAGGTATCTTATATAATAACATGATAGACGACTTTATCATGAGTCGCGATGCTGACCTTATTTCGGCAGTGAAGAAAGAGTCATCAGAACTGTTCGATATGTATATCACATATGTCCTGACAGAGCTCCTTCGTCAGTATGGTAACTTTAAATATGTTGACATATATAAGATAGACTTTATCCTTAGAACTGCTTATGAGTTTCATAATAAGATAAAAAAAGCAGACAGGAGGCTTATAAAGTCAATATATCTTACGATATATGATAACCATGATGATTATAGCACAAGTAAAGACTACGTGCCTTTTAACACATACCCCAATATACGCGAGGCATTGGTTTTAATAGATAATAAATATGTTGATTATATTATATAACGATGAAGAACGTGTCGTATAACGATATATTACTTAAGCTTCTCTCGTCACAGGAGATGAAGAAGGAGAAGCTGAGTGTAGAGCGTCATTTCAGAAGCTTAGATGATGTATATGAGGTAGCATCTCATCTGGATGAAGAGCGTGACTTCCCTGCCATGGTATACTATCTGTTTCCCATAGCAGGCTATGTGTATTCTGAGCTTATACGAAGGATGCTCCGAAAGGACTCTGTCAGGACAGCCGAAGAAGACCTTGTATATATGATCAGCAAGGCTGTCTTCCTCGACATGACGTTCACCGGTGACCTCGTGGATGCTTTCGCGGCCTCCGGCGGCGGCAACAACGACTATGATACCATACTCAACAATGAGTTCTTCCTGATGTCCTTTACTAAGAGGCTGATATACCTTCACAAAAAACATGAAGGCAGGATACCGTCGCTGGATGAGGAAGAGCTGGATAAGATGAAGAAGCTCGTTGTCGACTGGCTCACCAGACCTGCGAAGAAGGTGTATGATGAATGCAGGTCGACAGACGACGTAGTACTGCGTTTCTTTCGAGGTATGATGAAATGCGTGGCATACATGATATATAGTCCGTACGAAGAAGATGTTGCTATTGACGCAAGCGACGAGCCGGGCTTCATGGTTGTGCTCGATGTCATCATAAAGCATCTTGTATCGTTCGATGATGAAGACCCTATATACAGGATGTTCATAGAAGGCGTGTTCTCTGATGAAGACACGTCCTATGAGAAGGAGCTGCATGATGTCCTGGTCTCTGCCAGCAGCACCCTGAAGATACTTACAAAGAAGCTGTTGAGTCGTTTTGGTAATAAGACTGATGACAGGTCTACATCTTTTTTAGACTTCGACAGTTATTTTATTAACAAGCTTATCTTTGCAGTAGGAGTTGACTTCACAAGCAGGTATAAAGACATCACCAACAGAAGAGAAGATACAATCAAAGGTATCTATGACGACATCGTGACAGCTCTGGATATCTATCACAGAGACGTCTCTCTTGTCGCAGGGTCGACAAGCATGATAGACATGATGCCGCAGATAACGAGCTTTATAAAGGCGTTGATGCGTGTACGGGATGCCATGGTAGATATAATAGCTGACTTCATCATAGACATCATACGTGACTTGCATGCGTTTGTACCAACTGATCGTTGTATCGTGACATGCTACAGTCATTTTGAAGATGCTGACACCTTCTATGATGTACTCAACATGTTACAGAACAGATGCATCCTGTATGACCGTGAAAACATAAAAGATGCGTTACATGCGATAAACGATCTGTGCGGACATGACAGCAAAATGTTTGTGTTCCCTATACTGTCTATAGCCTATATACCAATGTATAAGTATTTCAAAGTAAAATACACTATAGACAGCAACTATCTCCTAAACTATTATTTTGGTGTTAACGATGTTGGAGAACTGGAAGACTCCAACATATTGCCTACCACGGTGACTACTGCTGTTCCAATGTTCAGCAGTATCATATCTGATGTGAGGTTTGATTGCGTATCAGCTAGTGATATTATAAACAATGATAAACATGAAAGTCAAATGAACGATGATGCTTCGGGTAAGGATAATGTCATACTCATCAATGGGGAGGCATATCCTGTGGATGTCTTTGAAAGCATGACGGAGACGAAGGTGGATAAGTTCATTGAGAACTTACGTATTGAGAAGTTTTTGTTTAAATATTTGTTGAAGGAGGTGGGAGATGAAGCTGTTGACAACACTGGTAATAAATAACATTTTGTTAAGACAGTATAATATTAACATCAATGAGTATCTTACTCTGTATAAGATCTTCCTTATCAAGTATCAGCTTGATGACATACTTCATAACTTTGAAGTAGATGAGAAGTATATAAACTCTTTGATTGACAAGGGTCTTCTCATCACCGTGCTGCCTTTTGATGGTACGGAGAAGTCGAAGGATGGTACCGAAGCTGGTACTGGTAACTTACATCATGATCTTACTCCTTATGATTTCACTGCCGAGGCATTGAAGATCTTTAATGGAGAAGATCTCTTTGTGAAGTTCTATGAGATGTATCCTCAAGCTGTGCCTGACGGCATGGGTGGCATGAGGCCTCTCAGGACTGTAGGACATACTACTGAGTCAGCGAAGAAGACTCAGAGCATATGGAGCAGGGTGACCAAGAACAAACCCTATATCCAGCAGATCATAATAGACAGTCTGGAGAAGGAGTTGCAGGAGAGGGAGAGAGCTGGTACGATGATGTATATGCCAAACATCGATACCTGGCTGAGGAACGCTAACTGGGAGAAGTGGATGAACATTCCTGAATCAGACAACGTGAAGAGAAAAAATGTTAAAAAACTTTAAAAACATTGAAAAAAATGTTAGAAAGATTTGGGAATTAGCTTATTTTTTAGTATCTTTGCAATACTAAAAAGACAGGCAATGCTATATGATCATGTGTTGAAGGAACTTGAGGAGAATAAGCGACGAAGGGTTGTTGGTGACGTAATCGCTATACCATGGTCATTACCAAGGCTTTCTGAAGTGTTGCCTGGCATAGAACAAGGCAGGTATGTACTCATATCTGCCAGTCCTAAGGCAGGCAAGAGCCAGCTGACAGACTTCCTGTTTGTATACCAGCCGGTGGAGTGGATCACGAGGGTGAAGAACACGGATATCACTCTTAAGATATTCTACTTCTCTCTGGAGGTATCCAAACGTACTAAGATGAAGGCTGCGATATGTTACAAGCTCTTTGTGGATCACGGTATCTTACTCAGTCCGCAGAAGCTCAGTTCTATCTTTCACAATTACATACTCAATGATGAGATAGAAAAGATCATCAAAGGCGATGACTTCAGAAGCTGGTTCAATAAGTTTGAATCTATAGTGACGTATTACGATTCTATAAGAAGTCCTTTCGGTATCTTCAATGTCATAAAGTCGTATGCCGAAGACCCGGCTAATGGCGAGTACACGTATAAGACCATCTCGTGGCAGCAAGAAGATGGAACCTATATCCAGAGATGTGTACGTGACAGGTATGTGCCGAAGCGACCTCGCGAGTTCGTGATCGTCATAGTGGATCATGTGGGTCTGCTGCAGACGAGCGGTGACGAGACCCTCCATCAGGCTATAGGCAGGTTCAGCAGCGAATACTGTCTCGAGATGAGAGACCGTTGGAACTACTGTCCTGTCATAGTGCAGCAGCAGACTGCAGACTCTTCCAGAGCGTTGTTCAACTACAGAGGAGATACCATCATAGACAAGGTAAGACCTGACCCTGAGGGTCTGGCAGACAACAAGTATACTGCCAGAGACGTTGACCTCATGCTCAGTCTGTTCTATCCCGCG